AGTAGACCTCAATATAACCCTCCTTCTGTGAGAGTTGGTTCTTTGTACCAACCTTGATTCCCCAATGCCTAAACAGTTCTGCCTTTTTCTCAGGGAATCTAAACACAAGCTCTTCTCTGGTAGCATCCATATACTCAGCAATAACTGGGATGTTGTCTGGATCAGATGCACCCTCGGAGAAGACCACCTTGGCTGCTCTGATAACCTCAACTACTATGCCACCCTTCCTGGTGCCATCAGGAGTCTTTTTACCTATATTAGGATCAAAGCGGTACTTTAAGATAGCATTGCGGTATCCCACTAACAGATGCCGGGCAGCCATAGCAAAACGAGCCTTGAGGTATAAATCCTCAACCTGAGCCAACAATACATTCTCTAGGTCCCGGGCAAGCTCTCTTGACTCGTCAGTATCCTCACCCTCCGTAACAATGGGCTGGGCAAACTGTGAATTGATAAGGGGTACTAAAATCTCAACAGCGGTGATGATTCTGTTGTTTTTATAAGGAACCTGATGCTCATAGAGATCGTTCTCATCCAAGGTCTTACCTAGATAGTAGTTCTCCGCCCTCTCCCTAGCTTTATCCAAATCTAACTCTTTATTCCAATACGCCTCACCTGACTCAATGGTCTTCCTAATTAAACGCAACACATCATCATCGGGTAGATCAACCGATAGCGGTTCGTCATTGATTCCTTCATTTAAGACACCCTCTTGTCTCTCGTCATCATTTAAGCGGTTGGAGGCGTTCGGACCCATATATTGTTTAATTATACCTTAAGCAGGATATTCTTTGATATAGTTTAATATTGTATAATAGATATGTGGATCTCCTACCTGAAAGAAATATCAAAGTAGTAACTGTGATATTAGACAACTCTACCCCCTCCTCAATGAAGGACTTCAGATGTTCTAAGTGCGGTAAGATAGTCTTCCAATACTACAGCGAGCTGAAAGTTATCCTCTTTGCCGAAACTCGGGAGGTAAGCGCCCCCCATGATGTACTATGCAAAACCCATGAGTGCAAGGTAATGTACCGCATTACCTAGTCTTCCAGCTCTTCTTGCCCTTACTAGACCTAGCTAACACCTCAGAAACATTGATAGCTGGTACAGTCCCGTCAGCAGCCACCGCCACAGACTTCTGGGCTAATGACTCCTTCTTGGTTGGTGTCCTGACCACCCCACCAAACACAAACACCTTCTCCAGCGCTATACGCCAATAGATCTGAGCAAAGGCGAAATGATCCCTCCTATCCTGTATGGTACGCCATACAGGTCGCATGATCCCCCTCTGCTCCTCAACAGTCCGGTAAAGCTGTGTCCAGTCATATATATACTGCTCCAACTCGGTAAGGCTTAAATTAAAAATGATATCCTTATTTCTAAGCTCCGACACCACCATGTCTATTATTTTAGTTCTATCTGATATAACCACCCCATCCTTATCACCCTCACCCCATCTGATAATCTGTAGATCCTTTTGCTCTGTGGTAAAAAAGTGAACAAACACCCGACCTGGATACTTAGCCGCTAACTGTTTGGGTCGTGTGGGATAGGGGTTAGCATCTATAACCATAGTAGCGTTGTATCTAACCAGATCAGCCTCTATATCCTCCCAGGAGTCTGTCTCGTATATCTTGAATATCCCCTGAACATTACCTATAACCACAGTCTTGGTGACTCCATTATCAACACCCATAACCACATGGGTGCGAGGGTTAACTGTGGGAATGATGCAATCGGTGATAGTCTTCCTATTAACCGACTCATCAGCTGATATATATGGTAGCCCTAAACAGAAGTTATAGAAGATAGATTTATCCCCCTGGCTCTTTTTAATAATCTCCTTAGCAGATATCCAGGGGATCATAAGCTGGGATATCCAATACCCCGAGATAGACCTATTGTTGTACTTTTTAACCCACCTGCCATTGCGTCTATCGTTATCGGTTAGGGTCTTATGGCACTTGGTACATATATACTGCTCCGTTTCAAAGTTGATGTTATCCGGATACTTAAGATAAAACTCCAAGTTACAATGAGAACACTTGATAAACCAATGCTTCTGGTCGGAGCGCTGCCAGTTCTCATCCACACCATATCCTGGGATAGAAGGGTTTGACCATTGCCAGACAAAGCCCAAATCAGGTCGTTCACGTTTGGCATCATCCAACCGGGTCTGATAGGTAGCAAGAACCGACTGGTTTGATCTATCTACCTCATCATTAATAAGAACGTGGGCTGAAATGGAGATAGCAGCTGTCTGTTCCCATGATCCCCGGAAATAGATAAACCTCTCACCTACAGCCTTTAAGGCGGTAGAGTCAGTCTTACCCATCCATGATTGATAGACAGGGTTCTGCATGATGATGGGGTCAACCTTAGGAGACACAAAGTCCTTGGTGGCGGTTCTGGAAGGCATGGTATAGATGATATTGGCTTTCATATACTTCGCCATCCAAAGGGACTTGTTGATGCCACAAACAGACCAACCAATCTGGGAGGGCTTCATAACCACCTGCTCGGGTGTCATGTCAGCATATGGGTCGATTAGGAAGTAGTGGTCTTTAAACTCAATGGGCGAACCATTCTCATTCTTGATGTCATTATTGAGGATAAAAGCCAGGGGATTAACCGACTCTGCAATTTTGAGGTTGTCCATTCATTTTAATAATAAAATCCAAAACACACTAATAAATGAGGCAAGAAATGCTTGTAATATAAGAACCTTAAAAATTAAAGAAGTCAGTGGGACTTCTAATCCAAAAAAGCAGAACACCCAGCGATAAGTATTCCTCATGTACGGATCTGGTTGTTTAACTATTTTAATCATATTGTTACTTCTTTTAGGTAATATTCAAAGCTCTTCTTAAATGTTTTACGAAGAACTGGACTCCACTTATGCTCTGCCATTGCTAATCTTAGGGCTTTATATATTTGATGTTTTAATATCTTCATGACTTAAACGCTTTCTTAACCGCCTCGGTTACAGCATTGGATATGATAGTCCTCTGAGCAGCATCTAGTGTGGTCTTAACCTCCAATGGGTTCTCCTTATCCCCCTGTATCTGTACCTTTGTTTTATCTCCCCACTCCTCCGGTCTACGTCTAGCTAATATATCCAGAGCCCTTGCACCTGTCGGCTCATGAAGACTCTTAACGTTCAATATCTTGGTGTGTTTTTTAATATATTCTGACTCTGCAAGTTCAACAGCGTCGGAAAAGTCGGATCGTTTCATCCATTCATAGAAGGTGTCTTTATGTATGCCTGACAACCTGGCGGCATCCTGTCTAGTCATACCCTCTCCAAGCTCAGCACAGATTTGTTTTACAATGGTTGGGTTATATTTTGCCATTAAAACCAGACTCCTTTCAGATAATCCCTAAATAAATAGTCACTTACATTACAATTGACTGCATTACCTAAAGCCCAATACCTATCCTTGACTTTAACACCTTCAACCGTTGTCCACCCCTCGTCAAAACCCTGTAACCTTTCACACTCCAAAACACTAAGTTCTCTAAAACTGTCACCCACCGCCACTCTCTTATTACCACACCCCTGTTGTGTTGTTAGTGTTCCTACCCGATCATGATCTCCAATCAATTCAAGATTAAACCTCCTCAAGTCCTCAAACTCATATAGTCTGTAATCTCCACCCTCCTCTTTAATATCCTTAAATACCTTATCCCTATCTATAACAACGGGCTTCTTATAGGGAAACTCCTCTAAACTACCCAAAAAGAACACCCGTTCCCTGCTTTGCGCTGAACCATAGTCTAAAGAATTTAATAAAACTATCCTCAATTTATAACCAGCGGATTTTAATAATTTATGAATCTTAATATAAGTTTTACCATTATCGTGACTCAATATGCCCTTAACGTTTTCTAAAACAAAATACTTTGGCTTTTTTACTATCAGAAGATTATAAATATACAAGATCATAATTCCTCTTGGATCATTAAAACCCTTCCTCATACCAGCTAGACTAAATGACTGACAAGGGAATCCGCCCATCAATAAATCAAAATCTTCTAGGTCCTCATAATTAACCTTCGTTAGATCACCTATATTGATCCGATCTGGAAAGTGACTCTGGTAGATATCCATTGAAGATTGTTTGATTTCTGAAAAGCCAATACACTGTCCACCTATTTTATCCAACCCTGACTCTAATCCTCCTATCCCTGAGAATAGCGACAAATATTTCATTTCTTAATCAACCCCATTAACTTTGTAATGTCTAACTCCCACTCCTTACCTGTCTTAAAAAATTCCTTTATCACCTTTAAATCCTCCATATCTTCAAAATAGAAACTTGACCTTATCTTTAGCCTTGGCGCATTGGGACCATCAACTGAAATAACATCTAGCCTATCTAAATCCAGCTCTTCAGCATCAGTCAAATTATCAATATCACTTAAACCAAAACCTAGCTTTAGCTCACTCTCGTCGAATCCTACCATCATCAATAGACTCTCATCAAAGTTAGCCAACTCATCCCAGTTCCAATCACCCACGTTTTTGTTCAATCTCAAATTTAGCTCCCTCTCACGCTCTAGGTTCTCAATAGTCACATAAACTACAGGGATGGTGGGCTTGCCCATCTCCTTGCAGATATACCACCTCTGATGACCACCTATGATCACATTCTCCCGACCCTTGGCATCATTAACCACAATGGGCTCAACCATGCCAAACTGTAGGATAGACTCCCATATCTGAGCCTTTGCCTTATCGGTAAGGACTCTGGGGTTATAATCTGCAGGTTTAAGATCTTCAATTTTTACATCGACTACATTCATAGCTTTTTTAATCTCTCTTTTATCATTGCCTTCATATCCTTGAGAGCCTGTATTCGTTCTCCCTTTTCTATCTCTCCTTGATAAAAACATAAAGTTTCTCTAGGCACAGCAATCAAACATGGTTTATCAATGTATCTAATAACATAACCTTTAAATACCAGTGCCTTCATAATTTTTTTAACTTCTCCTCCGAGAAGTAATCCTTCGCTCTATCTGGATATGCCTTCAAGAAATCAGGATTAGGAGCCATATCCTTCCCCGGCAGATATGGTTGCAAGATATCCTTTGCATGATCATCCCTTTGTTGCTGTATCCTGTGTGCTTTAGACAGATTATAAAACTCCGGGGACTCTAGCTTCTCCCCATCATCTGAGTCCTGACAGGACTGGCAAGGGAGTATTCCCAATGAAGGGTCGCTCAACGCCTGGTTTTTATCACATCTAGGACAGTTTTGCATATATATATTTGAATAGATCCTGTGGGTGTTCCATTAAATCGCTCCAACAGAACCAACCACTCCTTAAACAGGCGTGAACAGATGGCTTCATCCAACCATACATATAAATATGTTGGAAGTATCCAATCTCTGTCCTAGCAAACTCATCTTTCAAGATGGGCTTCCCCCTATGGTTAATCTTAGTCCAGTTACCTGTACCATCTGCATATATCATTTTATCCTTTTTCATCAATTGAACATCTCCATCTTCGTGGCAACAACTAGCATTTTACGTACTAACCCAACCTTCTCCCAACTTGGCATAGTCTTCCTATATTCAGGATCGGCAAGTCTCGAATCACTTGTGATCATCAGTTCCTTTACCTTTTTTATAATTTCTTGTTTTGTCATCTTGGTATCTGTTTCAACCTTTCCTGTCCATCTATCTGTTGTGCTGTTTCAATCTCCTGTTGTCTTCTAACAGCCTCAGGTGTAGGAGCGGTTATAACCCCACCCTTAGGCTTAACCTCTTTCCTCTCCTCTTGTGGCTCAACCCTTTGTCCCTGATTAAAGCCTCCAACAGCTATGCCTTCAAGGGTAAAATAACTAACCTCATCACCAACTCTTGTTTCTATCATATTAACAATCCTAGATTTAACCATTTGGAACTAACTGCTGTGTAGGCGCATCTGTTTCAATTAAAGTATCTGTGGTCAATATACTCAAGCCAACCCCAATACCATTCTCCAGGGTCAAGCGGATAACCTTAACCGGGTCGAGGATTCCCTCATCTATCAAGTTAACAAGTTTACCCGAATTGACCTCATAACCTAGTGTGAGGTTTTCATCATTCCTGATCTGAGAGACTAGTCTATCTATTCGGGAAGGGAAGACCCAAAGAAACTTCTTGTCCGACTCTCCAGAATTTAACATCACCTTCCGGGCGGGTTGCAATAACACCTCTTTGAGTAATCTCGCCCCATCGTTATCACCGGTGATACTGTCAATCAGATGGATAAAAGCTACCCCTGATCCCGGCACTACACCCTCCTTTAGGGCTGCCTGAGCTGCACCCACAGCGTCCTTGGCTCTTTCTAACTTCTCCCTACCTTCAACATCAGTCTTGGCTCCTACTTTAATAACCGCCACCCCACCAATCAACTTGGCGATCCTCTCCTCCAGCCTCTCCTTCTCAGCCAAAGAGTCAGCCTTACCCTTCTGGCTTTTTAGTTTTTCAATCTGTTTTTTAATATCCTTCTTCTCACCATCTCCTTTAATAATCATGCAGGTCTTCTTGTTAACAATTACCTTCTCGGCAGAGCCAAGCCAATCAGGGTCAAAGGTATTGGCAAAGGCTTGCATATCTAACCCCAGCTCCTTTGAGAACACTCTACCACCAGTAGCCACAGCCAGATCCTCCAGATAGTCCTTAGTGTTTGTTCCATACCCGGGAGCCTCAACCACCACCACATTCAACACACCTTTCATCTTATTCTGCACCAGGATAGACAGCGCATCTCCTTTGACATCCCCAACAATAACTATGTTTTTAGAAAATCCGATGATGGTCTCAATCAAAGGCACGATCTCCCGCTGTGTGGTGATCTCCTTATCGGTTAAAACAATGACCGGCTTATCTATTACCGCCTCCTGGCGTTTAGTATTGGTGATGAAATATGGTGTGGAATAGCCCTTATCAACTGTTAAACCCTCAGTATATGTAACATAGGTTTCATTGCCAAAAGCCTCCTCAACCGCTATCAAGCCATCCTCGCCACCCCTATAGACCGCCTCGGATACCATCTTGGCTAAAGGCTCATCAGATGATGATATGGTAGCCACCTTCTCCAAATCCTTTTGAGTCTTGGCGGGTTTTGCCAGCTTATCTAAATAGATAGTGCACTCGTTTAGGGCTTCATAGATCTGCTTTCTTAGCACCATTGGGTTAACGCCCGCCTCAATTAGCTTCAGACCCCTCTTAACCACCTCGTACGCCACCAGGATAGATGTTGTTGTCCCATCCCCTGCCTCCTCATTGGTCTTTTGTGATGCTTCTCGGACTAGATTGATACCCATACTAACAAATGGATCACTATCTGCCACCTTAGAAGCCACTGTGACTCCGTCGTGAACTACAATTGGAGCGCCAAACTGTCTGGAGAGGGCAACATTACGCCCCTTAGGAGAGAGCGTAGAAACCACCGCTTTATACATGATTTCAACCCCCTTGGCTAGGTCTTGACGAGCATCAGTCTGGAATTTTAGAAATTGTTTGGAGGGTTGTTGTGTGGACATGGAATTTATAATTCTCTAAATATCATTATATCAAATCTTATTTTTCTGGACTAGGGGCAACCATCAGAGCGAACATATCGACTAAATCGAGTACACCCCGTTAAATCATCCAGCTTGTCTACCTGCTAAACAACTTTTATATTTTGTAGCAATAGAACAAGTTGTCGCACCCTAGCAGATCTAGGATACAAAAACCCGATCTATTATGATTCAGTTGCCCTAGATCTTACGATCTGTTCCTCCTCAACCAAGGTTAACATTTCCTCTGACTCCTCAGCCATAATGTCTACTAGAGTCAAGGCAACAAACTCTCTTAATATCCCACCCTTCAGAGAAGACTTGAGCATGGTGTAGATCTCCCCTCTTGTCCCTCTAATAGTAGTAAACACTCTTTCGTTTGAAATTTCAATAGTGATCTTTGCCATAACTCCCCTTCATTATTTCTGCTCCTTCTTCCTACACTTCTTACAGATGTTCTCCTGCTTATTGGCAGCGTTAAAGACTTTATAGCACTGCTTACATTTAGCCATTATTCTAGCCCCTCCAATAACTTCTGCTTGGTGTCATCAACTCCTTGGTTGTAGCCTTCAGCATGGTCTCTATTTTTATTCTGTCTCCACTCTGTAATCTCAGGTCTAATATCTACTTTCTCTGGCATGTTATCTGGGATGTAGGAGGAGAAGAGGTTAAGGATTCTAGCCCTTCTTTTCAAGATATCGAGTACTGTAGGTTCTCCATCTAATAATCTAGTTAGTTCTTCAGCTATCTTTTGTCCTAGCCGTTTAGCATCTAGTGGTGGGGCTTGTTTATTTTTCATTTAACCTTTCTATAATCTCATTAATTTTATTTCTTAAAGTTATATCCATACCTTGTATTCCTACTTCTATCTTCTCTATCTTCTTCTCTCCCTT